ATGAAGAGCAATGCTCTAAACATCACGGTCAATGGTGATGTGAAAGTTGATGCAAGCGGTAAGGCAGACATCATCGCTGGTGGCAAGGTCACAGTCGAAGCAGGGGGAGATGCGGATATCACTGCTTCTGGAACGTGCAAAGTAACTGGTACTCAGATTCAGCTAAATGGATCTTCTTCTGGTATAACGACTGCGACTTCACATCAAAACGTGATCGATTTGATTACTGGCGTTCCAGTGGTTCCATCGACGACTGTTTTTGGAGATGTTTGATGCCAGTGGTAGGGCCAGTTTTGGGCAATCTAATAAAGACCAAAATGGACACATATCTGAATGATGCCAGTGGTCGGTCTCCATTGGCTCAAGACGATCCGAGCTATTTTATAGCAATGTGTACGGCCATTGGAACAGGAATCGCGACAGGCTCACCAACAATCAGTTTCACGACTTCAGATAGTGGATTCAAGGGTGGGCCACCGCCATTGGCCGTCCCTCCCTCAATCCCTGGGACTGGAAGCGGCGTCGGAATCACGGTCGATGATTCATTCTTCAAAGAGAAGATTTATACCGTTTTAAGGAATAATATAATTTCAGAGTTTGGAGAAACATCTCACGATCCATATCCTCCAAGTGGTTCAAACTCTGGCAAATTTCTTTTGGCAATTGCGAAGGCTGTTTCCGAATCCGTCAAAGAGCATTTTTTGACCGCTTGGACGCTGACATCTTCGCACCCAATGATTTACTCTGGAACGGGAACGATAGGGAATGGGAATTTTTCTGGATTGGTTCCGAACGCTGTATCGAGTGCGATGCAGTCTGCTGCACCAACTCTGCAAGGCCCATTCTGGCCAAAGGTTTGTCAGGGAATTGCTCAGGCGTATGTGGATACTATTCACACAAAGTCTACTGGTACTGTTACTATCATTGGTGTTTGTGTTCCGAATGCGTCTTTGGTCTGTAATATACCTGGTACCGGATCTGGGAGTGGAGCAGCGAGTTAGATTTCCGAAAAGGAGTCAACATGGCTATTGGAAACATAATCTCAGATTTTAATGGCATTCTCGAAAGTGTCACCAGTGCTTTTGGTGTTAAAAAAGCAGGCGCGTATCCTCCAGATATACCTGGCATCGGCAACGTATCGTCAATCACAAACAGACCAAAGTTTGATGATAGAAATTGGCAATCATCTCGTGGATATGCTTTTCAAGTTTATCGCGTCTCCCCAGAAGGCACACTTTCTGATGCGACAGGATGGTCTGAGTTTCGTCTTCAAATCAATCCACAAGAATTAACTCAAGATGAAATCTTTGCGATTGAAGTCACACCAACTTTGCGTGGTGTTATCGTAGAGCATCATGGAACAATCTTAAAAGATATCGTTATTTCTGGAACCACTGGCGTATCACCACTTCGGAAGGAAGGTGGAGCAGCAGGGTCATCTGGAAAGCCAATTCTTCAATCTGGACGTTCAGGGTATGAAGAGTTTCACGAGCTCCGAAGCTATTTTAGAGCATACGTCGAATCTAAAAGAGTAGATAAGGCTACTGAAATTGGCGAGCTAAGAATGGTCTTCAAAAATTTCAAAGACCATGAATACATATTTGTTGAGCCTCAAAAGTTTGTAATGAAGAGGTCTTCTTCAAGACCTTTCATGTATGATTATAGCATCGTACTGAAAGGAATTGGTCATACAAACATCACACCTCGTCCTCCAAATTATCTTGAAAATCTCGATGAATTATTACAGAAAATTCAAGATTATTTAGATCTAGCTGAAGGCGTTATCAGTGGTTCTATTGGTATAATTCGTCGTTTTGAATCAGATATCGTAAACACGTTCTTGAATCCATTACGTTCAATTAACTCAGCTATTCAGGCAATCAGAGGTGGCAAAGCCGTATTGCTCGGAGAATTTGGAATCACAAGAAGAACTATCGACTCATTCAAATCAGAAATCGAAAGGATTGAAGCAAACTTCAATGACGCGATTGGTCGCGATACAGCCAAGTTCAATGCCGCTTCTGGTCGTGTTTCGACTTTGAGTTATTTGGCAACATCTGGTTTTTCCGCGACTCGTCAAACGACTTACAAAGAGTATCAGGTTTTGAATGCTCTAGGTGCTGCAAAAAAAGGCGTTTCTATCATTGCTTCTATTCAAGATAAAATTATCAGCAAAGATATTTTCAAAACAAACGCTGATGTTCTTGCAAAAACAAATAATGTTTATTCATTCACAACTCCAAACTCAGTCAGGACGGTAACGATTCTTGCTGATGACACAATACAAACTATTGCAGCAAGAGAGCTTGGAAATGTTGATTTGTTTAAGGACATTATTGTTCTCAACAATCTAAAACCTCCATATATTTCAAGCACTCCATCGCTTGGTGTTCTTTCCCCTGGGAGATCGATTCTTATTCCTCAAGCCACTCCAATTATTTCAAATGGAGTTTTGACCAATAAGGAATACAATATCACTGCTCAAATGGCTGAAGTGGAAAAAACATATGGAGTAGATATTCGTGTTGATGACGATGGAGACTTTGTTATCTCTAACACAAAAGACGTTGATCTTGTTGCTGGTGTCAAGAATCTTGGCCAAGCGATAGCTGTAAGAATATATCTTGAAAAAGGCGGTCTAAAACGTCACCTCGCAGTGGGAACAAATCTGAGAATCGGCTCCAAGGCTGGAGCTCAAGATCTTAGAATCATCAGAGATGAAATCGTAACTTCTTTATCATCTGATAGTAGAATTGAATCTATCCCATTCATTGAAGTGATTCAGGAAGGAAATACCACTTTCATAAATATGGTTATCAAACCAAAACAATCAGAGCAGCCGATTCCAATTCCAATCAAGTTGAACAATGTTGTATAAGGTAGATTGAAATGGCTTTATTCACTCCTCGAACGTATCCAGAAATTATTGGGGAAATGATCGCTCGATTGACAGCGTACACTCCTCTGACGGACGTGAACTTTGGCTCAGTTTGGACGACGATGCTTGAAGCTGCCGCCCAAGAAGATGACGAGCAGTATTTCTCCATGTTGGAGATTATTCGAGGATACTCTCTCGATACTATCACTGGCACCGATCTGGATGATAGGGCTTTCGAGTATGGACTAGAGCGTTTGACAGCTCAATCTGCATCGACTCTGGTAACGATTGGCGACAGCTCTATCACAAAAGTTTCAACTGGCGTTTACTCTGGTCTCGCTGGTGCTTCTGCTGGAGCACTCGCCATCAATGGCGACTCAGGGATTGGATTCCCAACATCTGGATCGATTGTTATTGGACGTGGAACTTCGAACGCAGAAACAGTAACATATTCTTCCATTACAGATAATGGAAATTATGCGACGTTCAATCTCTCTTCTGGTCTCGCAAATGATCACGGTACTGATGAAGATATCATTCTCTCTCAGGGTGGCACTCGCGTAATTCCAGCGGGAGCAGTTGTTATTGTTCCAGCTTCAGACTTGAGCGCACAAATTGACTTTACTCTGGACGCAGCAGCATCCATCCTCGATGGCGAGCGGGAAGTTACGGCTGTTTCTGTTACAGCAACGGAAAGCGGATCTTCTTCAAACGTGCCAGTTGGGTCTATTTCTGACTTTGACTCTCCACCATTTGCTACTGCCTATGTGACTAACCCATCGCGAGTCACAAACGGTAAAGATGAAGAGACAGATCAAGAGCTTCGTGACCGTATTAAGGATACTATCCAATCGCTTTCTCGTGGTACTGGACGATCGATTATCACTGGTGTGAGTGGAGTCATCTCGACAGAAGAGAACAAGCGAGTTGTTTCTGCTTCTATTATTGAGCCAACAATTCCTGCCGACGTAGTGAAGCTGTTTATTGATGATGGAACAGGATTCATCCCAAAGTTTACTAAGATCGGATATGAAGTCATTGTGGATTCTGCCACAGGCGGTGAGAAGTTTCTTAAAACTAAAAATTTCCCAATCGTTAAGGCATTCGTAGAAACTCAAAACCAAGAACCATTCGCTCTGTTTGGTGGCGAACAGTTATTCGTGGATGTGGGTGGACGAGTTGAAACTGTGTTGTTTGAATCCACAGACTTTGAAATCCCTGGGCAAGCAACCGCTCAGGAAGTTCTCATTAAGCTGAATGCTCAGGCTTCATTATATGAGGCTCGCGTTTCATCTGACGGAGCAAAGATTCGTATCTTCTCTCGTGGAAATTTCGACGAACAGATTACGGTTACTGGTGGTACAGCAAACTCACCTTTGAATTTTGTCACAGATCAGAAATACACAACAAAGCTGTATCTCAAACGAGACAATGCGGTAACACTATTGTCAAAAGACGGTGTTACAGCTTCGATAGAATCTGGATCTGCCGCTGGTTACAGCGTCAATTATTCTTATGATTCAAACTTTTGTGTTATTGTCGATGGTACTTCCAGTCTTCAATGTGCAACAATTAGAAAAAACGATTACTTAGATCAAGGATATACTCTAACAGCACAGAATGTTGTTGATGAAATCAACTCTCAAATATCTGGACTTGTCGCATCCACTTCTTCAAATGATACGAAAGTTACCCTCACATCGAATACGGAAAGAAGCTCTTCGTCTTCAATTCAGATCGTAGAAAACTTTTCAAAAGTCCTAAAATACAATGGATCGACTTTTACAGATATAACATTCCAAGCAAAATCAGGTGGAGGAAACTCTTCTTTTTTTGATTCAAATAGTCATTATCTCTACGTTGGTCATACCGATGTGAAGTTTAGCTCCATATTTTTTGACTTAAATATTTTAGCCTCTTCTTCGGTGACGTTCATTCCTCAATTCTATAACGGTACAAGCTGGACTACTTTTGGAGTGTTCGATGGAACATCTGGATTTACTACTAGCGGTACAATAACTTTTGGTCTTCCGTCCTCGTGGAGCAAAACGACTGTTAATGGAACAGAGGCATATTGGGTCAGACTTCAAAGGAACCAAGCCACTCTGACTACTGTTCCAATTGAAAATTTTATTAAAATATGCTCATTCAATTATCAATTAAATTTTGTTTCAGATGTGACTCGTACTGGAGCAGACAGCGATTATAGAATCAATCGTTTTATAGGTCAGATCGAATTGGATTCGCCTCTTAATCCATTCGATCAACTTACTCTGGGCTCTTATGAAACTCGTGCAAGCGTTGTTTCTGCTCAAGGGCCATATGGATTGTATCCTGCTGCTGAATTATACGTTAAAGTCGATGGAGTTTCTCAAACAATCGTATTTCAATTTAGCGATTTCTTTACACCTGGGGCTGCACTCCCATCTGAAGTCGTAGCTAGAATAAATTCAGATATTGTTGGAGCGTATGCAGAGCTCGTCGATTCAGATACAAAAATAAAGCTGACTTCAAATAAATACGATGGAACAATACAAGTCCTCTCTGGTAATGCGAATGATTATTTGCAATTCCCATTGACTCAGGCGACTTCTTTGGTTTCTCACGTTCCATCAGTGGAGTCATCTGCTGGGCCGTGGACGTTCGCGCAGAATTCAGAGCTCATTGTCATTATGAATGGTAATGCAGCAAACAACTTGACCATTCCATGCTACCGAAGTGGAACTACTACTTCTGGAACAACGGCAGCTATCATTATCGACACATCGCTTTCCACAGTGTTCTCTACGGCTGCGAGCTTGGTTGGTGGATTCTCTGTATTGATGACCTCTGGAGCACAAGTTGGCAATCGTCGAGACGTGCTTTCATATGATCCATTGACTGGTGCTCTGACTCTCTCGTCTTCATTTGCAGGAGCCCCAGGGGTGGGTGAAGATTATCAGCTCATACCGAAGAATGCAGCCACCCTTGCTCGTTTCTGGAACAACACTCAGATTACTCTTATCAGCATCTACGCTTCAGTGAGTGCGTCGAGCGGAGGAACAAAGATTCAGATCGCTTCAAAGATCGCAGGCGAAGATGCTTCCGTTCAAGTCGCAGGCGGAACGGCAAATGCGTTGTTGGCGTTTACAACCAACAAAGTCCTTGGAGTTGATGGATACAGATACTTCACTGGTCTTGCCCAAGTCGCTCAGTGGACTATCGACGGGCGAGATGACGATCCTGATACCTACCCAGGGATTCGAGCAGCAGGTGTTCAGGTCGAGGTTATTGAGCCTGTGACACGTCCAATCGAGGTTCAGGTCGATGTTACTCCACGCGAGGGTGTGACGCTTTCTTCAATTTCAAGCGAAGTCAAGACTGCGATTTCGTCATACATCAATACCCTTCCTGTGGGAGCAGATGTTATTGTTTCTGAGATTACTGTCGCTGTGAAAGGGGTCTCTGGTGTTCTGGATTGCGTCGTATCTATTCCAAGTGCGAATGTTGCGATTGCAGACAATGAATTGGCGCGAGCAAAAGAATCTAACATCATTGTTGGGTAAGGCTGGGTGATATGAGCAAGCTAACCAAAATGCAGCGATTCATTCCGAGCCTATATAGGCCGACGGAGAATCCTTACGTCCAAGGATTGCTCGCTGCATGGAGTGGTGAGGATGACAACATCGTCACTTCTATATCCGATGCCAAAGAGCAGTTGTTCGTAAAGTATGCAAAACTCCAATTTCTGGATGCTCTGGGATCGAATGTGGGTGTGTTTCGTCCCACGACCATCAACTTGGCTGACGAGCAATACAGGCAGCTTATTCCTGCTCTTTCGTTTCGTCCAAAGCAGATGCGTCTCACGATTCTCAAAGTGCTTGAAGTGTTTTTTGGTGAGAACAATCCGAACATTTTTATAGCAGAATTGAATCCGAATGAGATTGTGATTCAGATTCCAAGCTCAGTCCCAGCTCTCAGAAGAAGTCTAAGGGGATCTAATCACTTCAAATGCTATTCTGGGGAAATCACTGCGGTAGACAACATCGCAAAGACAATGATCATCAACTTAGACAATTCTACCAAGAGCGTCGTAGAAGACGAACTTCAAGATGCCGTTATTGGTCAAGGCTATCAGGCTCTCACAGTCGTATCGAACACGGCTGGGACGACAGGAATAACCCTTCAATTTAATGCGGCTGCTGATATTTCGGGCTATACTCTCGGAAGATTCGTCGCAGCCAATGTAACCAACTATCCCAGTGCTTATGTTCCAGATCCCACGAGGGGATTCACTGTAACAAAGCAAAGGGGTATCCTTGGTCAAAATATTGTTGCTGGTAACATTTATCCAACTTTGTCGATGCAGGATGCGTCAAACATACCGGATACAACGGGAAAGATTGTTTTCAACTTTGGACGCACAGGCGAGGAGGCGGGTATAACTTACTTCGGTAGACCAAATAACACGACTCTTCTGTTAGATCCGAGTTACAATTTTACTACCAATCATTCGATAGGGGAGATGGTGAATGTGATTGTTCAGCCATATCAGACACCAGCAATTACGGGGATTGATTATCCCGTTTACATTGTTGGCGTTACAGCGGCTAGAATCTTGGCTCAACAAATTGTTGAATCAGTGACCGCATCGGGAGTTGTCGTTCGATGGCTCATCAAAGAACCTGAGTGCATCTGTTAGTTTTTAGGAGAAAGTGATGCAAAAGAAACAGCGATTTGTTGCAGACCAGCGATATGACTTGCCACAGCATGAGAGTATGCTGAATTTCATTGATCAGGAATTCAACAACTATAACAAAGCATTTTTCTCTCCTGAGAATAAGATTCTCAAGGGATGGCTCGTAGAGAACAATGGTGGACTATCTGTTCGAATCTCGAACATTTCAGATTCATTTCTGTTCAACACAGAGCGAGCTGGCAAAGAGGGAATCAACTATCGCGCTGCCGCTGATCCTCTTTTGACTCTCGATTTGGCAGATAACTCAACAAACTATGTTGAAATCCAATTGTCTTCGTCAACTTGCGCTCCAGATACAGTCGCTCTTTGGGATACGACAGCCAATGCTGGTCAAGGTGAAGAATTCACTCAAACGGTGGATACTGTTTCATGCGAAAGCGCATCTCTTACATCGAACACAGTCACATTCACTGGTGACGCTGACAAGATTCCTCTCGCAATCGTTACAACATCAGGCGGAGCAATCACCGGAATCACTGATGCGAGAAGTTTCTTTTTCAATCTCAGCACAGATTGGAACTTTGGCGTTTCCAGAACAGATAAGACTATTGGAAGCGTAAAAGAAGCCTATGACGCAATTACGACTTCGATCAAAGAGCTCAAGGGAACCTCTGATTGGTATGACGTTCCTTGGGCGACTCTCACCGAGCTCAAAGAGTATAACAATATGTTTATCTCTGGGGGCGGGACAATCGGTTGGGAATCTCCAACTGCGAATACACTTTCTTGGTCTTCTGCATTCTCGATTGAAATAGCTGACAGACCAAACGCATACACAATCAACGCTGGCTCTGTGACTCTGACAAATGGTCAAGCGATGTATGTGGTCATCCCTCAAACAACTCCTGCCGCGACACTGACTCCGGTTGTGTCTTTGTTGAGCGATGTTCCAATCGATCCAAAATCATCAGGATGGCAAAGAGGCATTCAGGTTCTCTTCTTTAGAAGAGGAACTACTGTTTATGGAATGATGGATATTCCAGATCTTAACTCTGGTGAGACTGCGAACATTGGAATCGATCTGCCATTGACGATTCGTACTCGATTGGGAATCACGAGCGAATCGACTTATGAGGCTTACACTTCTGCCGCTCTTTCGACTGGATATATTGCCACAGCAGATAGCTACGCTGCGGCAATCTCAAAGCTAACAGAACGGGCTCCTGCGATTAAGGTCGATCATATCGATCTTACTGCGACGACTCTTCCGACTGGTTCGTCGTATTCGATTGACGGAGTTTCTGTCGTCAATAACGATATTGTTCTTTTTGCTTCAAGTGCGCTCAATACGCTTCGCAAAGTCACTGGCGTAGGCTCGTCTCTTGTTTGGACTGCGGTAAGCGCATTCAATGGATCAAGCACTCCAACAACTGGAGACTGGGTTTCTGTCACAGATTCTGCCACTTCATATCTCAAAACAAGCTGGCGTTATCGTGATTCAACAATCGGATGGCGTCCGACTGAAGTTCACGATATCGTGTATGAACCAACTGGATTCAGAGATAGAACAACTTCTCAAATCTCATTCAACAATGGCACTCGTACTTTTACGATTCAGCCAAAATCTCCTGCTACGTTTTTTGACTATTTCACCCAAGGTCAGATTTATAGAAAAACGACTGCTCAGACAGTTGTTATTCCAGACACAGAGGGAATCCATTTCATTTATTTCAATGGAGCCACTCTCACTACGACGACGACATTCTCTTATGACATATTGAAGCTGTATGCTTTCGTGTCTTCAATTTATTGGGATGCAACAAACAACGTCGCAGTTATTATCGGTGATGAACGTCATGGTGTGACTCTCGATGGAGCCACTCACAGATATCTTCATAGCACAGTGGGTACGCGCTGGGTTTCTGGTCTCTCTGCTGGAAACTTTACGACTTCAGGATTGGGAACATCAAACTCAGATGCACAGTTGAGCATCTCGAATGGATTGCTGTTCGATGAAGATCTCGATATCGACATCGTAGATGGAACAGGTACAGATCCATTTATTCAAGAGCTCGATCCTATCGCCAACTTGCCAGTGCTTTATAGAAGCGGTGCTTCAGGAGATTGGCGTGAGGATGCTGCCACAACTTATCCAGTTAAAGTGAGCGGTGGCGTTCCAACATACAACAATCCCGCTGGGCCTTGGACAACTCCGACTGTAACTGACAACTACTTCTATGCGATGTGGGTGTTCGGTACAAACGACATCAACGATCCAGTTGTCTCGCTTATGGGTCAACGTCAAGATGCGACTCTATCTGATGCTCAAGCGAATAACAGATACGATCAATTGAGCTTTGGTTCTTTGCCAACGCTTGAAATGAAAGTTCTGTATCGCCTTATCTTTGAATACAAATCGACATACACTAACGCTGTGAAGTCGGCTCTCAGAGATGTTCGAGATCTTCGTCAAACAGTCGATGTTGGAATCTCTGCTTTTGTCGCAAGTGACCACGGATTGTTGACTGGTCTAAACGATGCAGACCATCCAGCCACGGCAATCACAACTTCTACCGCGAGCTTTACTGGTGGCCTCTCTGCTTCTGATACTCTTGTTCAAACTTCTTTGAACACGCTCTCTCAGTATTTCGGACAACTCAGACTCCAGAGACATCCTACGGATACAAAGAGGATAGTGATTCGCGGAGCGGAAGAGATCCTGAATACTGGCGTTGTCCTGATTCAAGAGATTAGTGATTTGCTCATGAGCTTTGATGGCGCACAGATCAATATGGAAACTGGCGTCATTTACAAGAGCGATGGAGTCACAGCTCTTGGAATCAACTTCACTCCAGCCACAATTCCTGCTGGGCAATACCACTGGTACGCGATTCATCTCATCGCGTCTTCAGTGCTCTCTGATAACACAATTAGTGTTCAGGTTCTTGTCGTCCCTGGTTCTGCTAGTGGAACGAGCACAGTTTTGGCATCAAAACCAGCCTTCAACTCAGATTCAATCAAACTCGGCTTGGTCTGGGTGCAACAATCTGGCTCTGGTATCGCTGGAATGACGAGCTCGAATATCAGGCAGCTTGGAACAGGAAGCGGTTCAGGCGGTGGCGGTGGATCTTCAATCGTCAAAGTCGATCAGGTTAACTCTTTTGTTGTGGGCGATGCGATTTACTATAACGGCTCTGCTTATGTGAAAGCGAAAGCAGACGCAGTAAACACATCCGAAGTTTTCGGTATCGTCTCAAAGATTGTTGATGCTGATAGCTTTGAGTACACGACTTCTGGTGTTGTCAAAACTCTCTCTGGCCTCACCCCTGGGGCTTCTTATTTCCTTAGTGCTACGACTGCCGGATTGATCACTACGACAGAGCCAGACACAATTGGTCACATCAGTTTACCTATTGGCAACGCTATCAATGCGACGACTCTGATTGTGGATATCAAACGTGGTTACGTCGTAGGCGGTGCGAACGTAAGAACGCAAGTCGCCTTGGCCAACAACGCTTCAACTACGATTCAGAACGTGGGAACGTATGACGCAGGCGAGTTGGCTGGATGGGTTGATATCGCAGCTACGACTCCAAAACAATTCTATATTCAGATTCCATTCTCAAAGAATGGAGCTGGAACTGATTATTACATATCTCCACAATTCGTGGGTGACACTCCGCCAGCAGGATTCGCTGTGGCAGTTTCAGCGGCAGGAGCTATTTCGATCACTCTTCCAAGCATCGCTGGATTCACAAGCGGATATGTGAACTTCGCTCTGAACGCTCCTGCTGTGGGAACAAACTTCCCTCTCACAATCAATCAGAGCCAAGTGACAACAAACTATCGTTTGGTCACTGGCGCGACATCAATTTTGGCGACAGATTGTTATGTGAGCGCGACAGGATCGACGGATTACACTTTGACTTTGCCGTTGGCAGCAGATGCCGCTGGTAGAATGTTCACAATCAAGAGCAGATTGGATGCGACAAGGATTCTGACCATTTCGAGAGCTGGATCTGACACCATTGATGGAAGCACGAGTATCACTCTGTATAGGTTTGAATCTGTCCAGCTCATCAGCAACGGAACAACTTGGGAGATCTTCTAATGGCATTCTTAAACATTGCTCCGACTGGGACGGTTTTGCCATTTGCAGGTAGCATTGCTCCTGAAGGATGGCTCCTTTGCAATGGAGCATCTCAGTCAACTACGACCTATGCAAATCTGTTCGCGGTTATTGGTTACACATACGGTGGTACTGGTGGATCTTTTAGTCTTCCAGATATGCAAGGTGTGTTTCCTCGCGGAGCTGGAACGAACCTGACTGCAAACTATGGCGGATTAGCGGGTCACACTCCCGCTGGTGGAGCACTTGCAAGCAAAGGCAGGCAAAGAACTGGGCCAAATGGTCTTAGTAATGGAGGATCAAATACAGTCACAGGAACAGCGGCAGGGCAATCTTTTTCTGGAAATGCAAACGTAAAAACAGGCGCGTCTGGACAAGATTACTATTCTTCAGGAAACAATATCGCACCCACAAATTATGTGGCGGATAGCTACGCAGGATCGTACGTTGGGTTGGTAGCATCGAACGCTGGTTATCCAATTTATACTCCATTGAATCACACACATGGAACAAGCGCGTTAACTGCAACATCCGCCGCACCAGTAATTTCTTCAACCGATAACGAAACAACTCCAGCATTTTTGGCTTTGAATTATATCATTAAGGCATAAGGAGACAGCATGGCAAACGTAGCATTGTTGGCAACAATAGCCGACTTAAAAGCATCTCAAGTCGCCCAAGCAGTCTCTCCAGTAATGCCTTCTGGCGTGATTCTTCCATTTGGTGGAGCCACTGCACCTACTGGATGGCTGCTTTGTGATGGAACACCAGTAAGCAGAACAACTTATGCAGATTTATTTGCCGCAGTTGGTGTTGCTCATGGCGATGGCAGCAAAAATGCAGATGGTACAAATTCAGGATTCACTGGAACGCATTTCAATCTTCCAGACTTGCGTGGTCGATTCATGCGCGGTGTTTCTGGAACATCGACAAACGATCCTGATAAAGCAGGACGAACCGCAGCAAACACTGGTGGAAACTCTGGCAACTTAGTTGGTTCTGTTCAAACAAATGCTACAAAAACAAATGGACTTTCGATTGGAACAATTACAGCAACAACCAGTCTCAACCACACGCATACTAATGGTTCAGGAACAATAGATATTTCTCATGGCCACGGTTCAGGAACCGCTTCAATATCTGGACTTCAACATGGCAGTAGAAGTTATGGATACACACCCGCAGGCTCACAAGATCGTTGGGATGATAGATATAATGCAGGAGGAGAAACTGGAGGAACTGGAAGCGCAACCGTAGCGGATCTTCCATCACCAGCGAATAAATCTTTCACTAATGGTGGATCATCATTGTCAGGAACAAACAATGCTGGCCTTTCTTTAACTTCTGGAACTATTTCTACTACTGATTCTGAAACTCGCCCACTTAATGCAAACGTGAATTACATCATTAAAGTATAATTAGTTTGATTGGGAGATAGTTTGTATGAAGTATCACAAGTTGAAAGTTTTGAATGTCAGCGATGTGAATAAAGATCTTGAATTGCCTGTGTCTGGAATGAATTTTTCATTTCAAGGCGACAAGTTGATCACATATGCGATTGATTATGGCGAGATTGAAAAAAAAGAAGAAGTCGATCCATCTGTAACTGAGCTTGAAAATTTTCTCAAAGAACAAGAGAAAAAAAGAAAAGAAGAGAAATATGAATTTGAACAAAAATTTCAGATTCGATCTGGTCTTTGGCTCTTTGATGCAGAAAATGGATTAAAAGAAATTTCAAGCAATGAAGAAGAAAAATTCTACGAGACTGAAACGAGCTTGAATCTGAGAAGGATGTTTTCAAACTTCTTGAATAAGAGCGAATCTATCTCAAAGAAATTTAATAAAAACAAACGCGCTTATCTGCTTCATTCCGAACCTGGGATGGGCAAATCTGCCATGATAAGGCACTTCTATCGAGGTCTTCTTAAACAAGAAGGCACTTGTGTTTTGCAGGTGAGTGGCGAAGTTGATTTCAATAAATTAACTCACATTTTTTTGAACGAATACAAAGAAGATGTGAAGAGAATTGTTTTGATCATCGAAGATTTCGGTAGAAGAGATTATGCTAATAACACGAGCATATACAATCCATCATGCCTCAACTTCCTCGATGGCGTTCAAGGATTGTTTCGTGTACCCACTCTTGTTGTTTGCACGACAAACTTCATTGAACAGTTGGGCCCACAGCTCACTAATCGCCCTGGGCGGTTTAACAAGATCATCAAAGTTCTGCCACCAAGTGATGAGGAAGTGTTTGAGCTCGTCAGAGAGGTTGGTGGAATTGTTCTTACGGAAGAGCAAAAGAACGCATTCCGTGGAAAGCAGATGACTCCCGATCATGTTATCGAATCCATTTTGAGACACGAGATTGAGGAAATGCCAATCGATCAGGCCGCTGAAGAAGTTATGAAGGAACGCGAAGGATTAACTGACTGGAAGAAATAAAAGGGGGATGACACAATGCCATCGGCAATAAGTCAACAAGTATTGGGTCTGGCCACGTCCACAAGCCCAGGGCTCGCTCAAGCAGGCGGATATAACATTCTTCCAGCGGGAATTGTGTTTCCTTATGCTGGTGCTACCGCGCCAAGTGGATTCGTCATCTGTAATGGTCAAGAGCTTTCAAAGACGACATATCCAGCTTTGTATGCAGCTATTGGCGATGATTATGCAACGCAAATCAATCCAATCACTGGACTGGCATGGGCTGCTCCGTCTGCTGGAAACTTTCGCGTTCCTGATTATACAGGTTTATTCTTGCGTGGAGTTGGTACACCAAACGGTTTAGATGCGGTCACTCGTGGCACACAGCAAGCTCAGAAAACAAAACAAAATGGATTAACCAGCACAGTCACTCTTTCAAACACAGCCGCATCTTTGGGCGGAACCGCTGTTGCTCTCGGAACAGCCACCGTCGCAGATAAATTGCATAAGCATGGTATGTCTCACATACACACCGTTCCAATAGGGTACGATAATGCTAACTTTTGGTGGAATAAAGAAGTTAAAGGTCAAAGTGTTATCAATGACAACGCATATATCGTAAACGTAAATGGTTCTGGAACTATTACCGGAATGCGAAGAGTAAATATGGAAACAGAAAATTTGAGTAAATCTGATACAGACGATAATGCTGTTGCAGATCAAGTAACTATTACTGTTTCTGGTGGTACAACATCCATTGCATCTGCGACCATTGGTAGTTCAGATAACGAAACAAGACCAATCAATAAAGGTGTGAACTATATTATCAAGGTTTGAGTTGGCAATTCTTAAAAAGATCGTCCACCCAAGCCTTCCAGTTTTCTTTTAATTCGCTCTCTCTGTGCATCTTTGGTGACATCAATCCATCTGAATGATTCAGTCCAAGTACACAGTGACCTAGCTCATGAAACATGAGCTCTCTTTTTTGATAAGGGCCAAACGTGGCCCATCTATCTTCGTTTATCAGGATTCCAAAACTAGGGATGCAATAGCCAGCAATCTCAGGTTCGAGTCGAGCAAAATATG